CAAGATAAGGATCTGATTGTATGTCTTGAATACCTGTTAATTTTTCTAAAAATAAACAAAATTCTTTACTATTAAGTTCTTGGCAAAATTCTTTCGTAATCGGTTCAAATAGTTTTAATTTTTCAGGCTGCCTAAAACTTAACTTTTGTAAAGTAGTTTTGTTGGCTTTTCCTTTCATATGTTTTTCCATTGCTGGAAACTCATCGTGTATTTTTTTTAATACTTTGTTGTCAAACAGGTCGTAAAACACCCCGTGTGCAAATGGCGATGCATTTACATAATCTAAATGTTTTTCTTCTGCTAATATATTAAGTTTTTTGGGATCGATGTATTTCATTTGTTACCCTATTTAAATGCAACTATTCTACTATCAATATTGGATTTTTTATATTGATTTAATTCTGAACGCCAAGACGAAAATCCGTATTTTTTAAATGTTTCACCGAGGCTTTGTTCGCTGTATCCCCAACGATGAATCATTGAATCTGAATCATATCTACTATCATCAAAAAAGAAAACAAACATTGTAGATTTTAAATCTCTACGATCTTCCGATAACAGTATATTAGGAGACTCTACAATTTTTTTACAAGCCTTTAATAGATCTGGCCATTCTGTAATAACTTTTCCGCCAGGCTTCAAAATTCTAAGCCACTCTTGGAACATTTGAGGAATATCTTTCCTTGAAATATGTTCTATTACATGGACTGATAATATTTCATCAACAGAATTATCTGGTAATGGGTATTTTTCTATTAGATTATGTATGGCAATAAATGGTTCGTGGGACATCCAAGGACCATCAACGTTAATATAATCGTCATTCAATATATTGTTACCGCAACCAACATGCAATTTTACAAGTTTTGATTTTTTAATTTTTTTATTAACTGTATCTAATAATATCATTTTATTCCTACTATGCGACTATCTACTGCTGTTTTTCTATGAAGATTTTCTTCAGAATATGTTTTAGAAAACCCAACTTTTAAAAGAATAGCTGACAACGAATCTACACTATAACCATAGGCATGCATCATTGCTCTATGAGAAAACCGAGGGTTTCCAAAAATAGCATGAAGAGTATGTTTTGCTAATTTTTTATTCTCCCCTATTAGCCCCTCAGGTTCGTTAACAATCATTTTACAAGCCTTTAATAGATCTGGCCATTCTATTGCTACAATACCTCCAGGCTTCAAAATTCTAAGCCATTCTGTAAGCATGTCCTCTATTAACCATCTTTCAATATGTTCTATTACATGGACTGACAATATTTCATCAACAGAATTATCTGATAATGGGTATGGGGTTACCGATATGTCATAATTAACAACATTTGGATTTTGAATATAATCCCCATCAACATTAATATATCCATCGAATAAAAATGGCCCGCACCCAAGGTGCAATCTCACCTTTTGACCATTGGTGGTCAACGCATTTACTTTTTCATTAAGCATGTTACATTCCTAATTGACGTCTAACTTCTTCTATAAATCGTTTAGATAACACTCGTGCTGAATATTTTTCTTCTGTGTATTTTTGACCAGCACGGATCCTTTCTAAGGTCTTACCGTGATGTGCTAGAGCCCATTTAATACCGGCGATATAATCTTCCTGCCAAGTGTATGGTGCAAATTCTTCGTAGCTGGCCAATGCCGTTGTGATGACAAATTTACCAGACATTAGGCTGTCAATCAATCTATTTGCACTTTTTGTATCGGTTCTTGGATTATCTGTTTGCACGGGCATCAACACAATATCACACTCGGATAACAATTGGCCTTGTCGTTCCCAGGTCCATTCTTGCATATCAAGTTTATCAAAATTAATTCCGCTGATCTGTCCTTTGGCCTGTCGAAGGCTCATTTTACTGATCAGTCTATCTGTTTTAGCACTGATCATAGTGTATTTGTAATTGCCAACTTCTTTTTCTAAACGTTGCCAAATTTCTACTACAGGCAAAAATTTAAAACTTGATTGACTACCAAACCATAGCAATTTAATTTCTTTGCCAGGATTAAATGTTGATTCAAGTTTTGGTCTTTCAAACGGATCTGGCATAACAATACGCTCGAGCTTGGGACGCTCGAAAGGATCTGGCATAACAATGCTGTCCCGCCCGGTGTGATGCTTGGTGCTTGCACCCATCTGCACACTATTAACTGACACAAGATCTGCTAATTGGCAACAAGGTTCGTATTCTTCTTTTTCTTCAAATTTATTATCGCAAAGATCGTAGATTGTTTTTGCACCGAGATCTTTGGCACGTTGGATACTGGCAGGCTGACTACGTTTTAAAAATACCACGATCGTGGTCTTATCGACCTCGTTCCAGTCAGTTAAAATTTTAGCATCGTAGCCTTGATCAGCTAATGCTTTGCAAGTGACTTCACCGCGTAATCTATGACTGGCACGTTTTGGTTTGTATGCATCACTAAAGAATCTAATTTTTACATTGTGCATTTTAAAATCCAATCTTTTTTATGTTGATCTACTACTTTATAACCCCAAGACTCTAATATTTTAATGGATGGCTTATCAGTCATTGCGTCTTTGTATTCGTGTTTTTGTTGTTCAACAACAATCACTGGTTTATTTCTAAGAATAGTCTGCATCGCGCCTGCGAGGATTTCTTCTTCAAACCCTTCTACGTCAATTTTTATTAAATCAATATTTTCATAGTTGTAACTATCCAAGGTCCTTAAAGGAATAGAACCCTTGCCTATTGATGTAGGATCGATGTGACTATGCCCGGTATTACCCTGAACAATATTCATTTCTATCAGTGATTCAGTGCGCCCGAGTGCCACTGGCTCAATTATATAATTACTGCCTGGCACGTTTTTCTTAAAACATTCTCTAAATTCAGGAACTGGTTCAAAAGCAATAACTTTTCCAAATTGTTTTACAAGATCGCAAGACCATAGACCTACATTAGCACCGATATCAATGCAGATTCTTTTGTTATCACAGAATGCAATTGCAGAATCTCTAGCCCTCCATTGATACCGAACTACTCCGTCATTCTTAAGGCTTTTTGCAAGCATTCTAGGAAAATGATCATCATAATCCGGAAACCAAAATCCGTGGCTTTCTATCATTTGAATGTACTCCAATATTTTTCTAATCTATTAACTTTGAGATCTGTTTGTAAGCTGTGACCGTGATCTTTGCGATCACCTTTGAGA